AGAACTCCACCCTGTCAGTGGGAAAAATTCTATCAGCAGCCTTCTCGGGAGCCGGCGGTGCTTTGACCGTTTCCCGAGGAAGCCCTCCGTAGGCATCCTCAATGGAACAATAGCCTACCATTATTTAGTATCAACTAGGAAATTATTTACAATTCAAGTGTCGTCTTTCCCTTCTTGCCACGTTTCTTCTTGGGGACAGAAACTTCTACGTCCTTGACAGACTCGCCATTCACGCTTACGATGTCTGAGATGTCGTCCTCAATGTTGCCGTCGCTTGACGGTCCCGCCGGAGCGCGAATCTCCTCCACGTCACGGGTCGTTGTGGACTGAGGATTCATGAAATTGGACATCAGCGACGAGAGATCCATGCTCGGTCCCTGAACCTCCCTCCGGGCGATGGGCGGCGGCGGACGAGGATCCACGTTCCTCGCTTGAGCAGTCTTGGCTGTGTTTGCCACGGCAGACATCATGTTCTTGATGAGATCGGGATTCTGTTTGATCACATCATTCATCTGGGGCATCGCAGACTTGAACATCGAGTGGGTCAGGTGGAACATCGTCGCCGATCCACCGAGCATCATCATCAACTTCAACTCGGGTGCCATCTTCGCCTTGCCGCGGTATTTGATGTAAAGTTCCTCAAAGACGTCATCGTAATCATCAACCCCGTCCATCACCGACTCAGACCACCCGTCCAAGTGGATATCCAGTGGGTTGTAGCGCTTGTTCAAAAACTCAATACCGGTCACACAGGCGATGAGCATCCTTCGCTGCATCTTGACGGACTGATCCACCTCGATCGAGTAGGACATCCGCTTGACCTCGCCACGGATGTCATGGATAGACGAGTGCATGTTCAGTCGCTCAATAGAACGAATACCCTTCTTCTCCAGACGGGTGATCTTATTCAAAAGGTCAGCCTTCTCGTCGTCGATGGACTTGTACCCAGGAGAAGGCGCATCCTCGTCGTAGCCTCCCTCGAGACCAACGCCACCTCCATAGTCGTCGCCGAAACCCTCGCCATGATCTTCCGGCTCTTCCTGTGGCGGCGGAGGACGTGCCGAAGGCGTCTGCTTCCCGTGATTGGCGAATGCCATGAATGAAGAAACGGGTGCCTCAACAGGGCGGTCATTCATGCTCGGGTTGTTCGTTCGCTTGCGCTTCGTGGCATCCAGGACGACACCATTGAAAAGATCCTGCTCATCATTGTCCAGGTCGACCATGATCTCGCTATTATTATCAAGTTCAATCTCGAAATCCTCCATGTCTTCTGGTGTCAGTCTATAAACTTATCATCAAGTCTTTAACGCAGAAAAAAATCAAATGTTCTAGTAAAGAAGTATGATCAGTAGTCAGTTTGCCCTCGTGCTCGTGATTGCCATCGTGGTGCTCATGTATGTCAAGTGCTTCATGGGTATGAAGAAGAGTGGGTACAGGTTGTCCCCGGAGCCGGTGGAGGTCGAGCCCATGATCAGCGGCGATGCCATCACCAAGCTTCCTTACAAGCTGGACTGTGTGCCCGGCCCAGGCAAGGATGCCGCCTACTACACCAAGGACCTCACCCCGGGTGGATACTGCGGTGATCAGGCGCTTGTCCGTGAATCCATGTCCTACAAGATCCTCGGTGGTGTCGGGGGATCTCTCCTTGAGAAGTAAATTAAAGAGAAGAAAACAAAGGTAAGTACGAAAAACAATGTCTACCGAGGATGTGATGAAGGAGCTTACTGAGATGCGCAAGGAGATCAAGAGTCTCACCAAGTTGGTTCGCAAGATCGCCAAGGTTCAGGATGATCCTGATGGGTCCAAGGCCAAGGAGCGTGCCGCCAACACCGGGTTCAACAAGCCCAGCAAGGTCACCAAGGACCTGACCGACTTCATGGGTCTCGCTGAGGGCACTGAGGTGTCCCGCACGGACGTGACCCGTTTCGTTAAGCAGTATGTCAAGGACAAGGGTCTGTCTCACCCAGAGGATGGACGAAAGATTATTCAGGATGAGCCGCTGAAGAAGCTCCTGCAAACACCTCAGGGAGAGACCCTCTCTTATATGACCTTGCAGAAGCACATCTCCAAGCACTTCATCAAGGCTTAAACAAAAAACGCACCCTACTTTTAGAAAATGATATCCACTCAGGAGGTTGAGGCCATCATCGGCACGAACATCAAAAACATCGATGTGTACCGCAAGGCTTTCAAGCATAAATCTTCTGTTCAACACGATGGCGTCGAAGGTTCCTATGAAACATTGGAATTTATGGGCGACTCCGTGTTGGGCTTTATTGTCACCAAGTACTTGTTCGATAGGTACGAGAATCTGCAGGAGGGATTTCTAACTCGTGCGAGAACAAAGATTGTCTGTGGAAAGACGCTGGCGGATGTGTCTGCCAAACTGGGATTTCACAACTGGGTTGAAATGGATGAAAAGGGGATGAGAAATGGATGGAACAACAATCCAAAGATTCTTGAAGATGTCTTTGAGGCATTTGTGGGTGCCATCTACTTGGATCTCGGGATGATCGAAGCCAAGAAGTTTGTCCTGGGCGTCCTGGATAACCCGGATCTCATCCGTTTGGACCGCCTGATGGTGGATGACAACTACAAGGACATCCTTATGCGCGTGTGTCAGTCTCAGAAGTGGGATCTGCCTGAGTATCGTCAGTTAGATCATGTCGATGCCACCAAGTTCAGGGTGGGTGTCTACGTCCAGGGACATCAGTGGGGAACAGGCAAGGGATCCACCAAGAAGGAAGCCGAACAGGCTGGTGCCTACTTCACATTGAAGCGACTCGAGGAGAAACTTGAAAAGAGACTGGTTCCTTCCAAGCGACCCAATGCTATGATTAAAAATGTCCACAGAAAGTAATAATGAAGGTCGCCCTTATCAATCCTATTTCCAAGACAGTCAATGAGATGTGCACCGATCACGAGATTCGCGCCTGGGGTCGCAAGTCGGGTAATGTGATCGTGGATGTTCCTACTGGGTTTCCCGTGAGGTCCATCTCTGACGTGAAGGCTTTTGGTCCTGATGTGGTTGTCGTGGAGAAGCGCGGCAACGGTGTTTTCAGGGAGTTCGCGAAGAACTTTGAAAAGGTCGTGGATGTCGATGGTCTTCGGTTGATGCTTTCGGCGAAGCCGGTCAAGGTCAAGGCTGCTGCCCCCGTGGTGGTCAAGAAGGAGCCGGAGCCGGTCCCCGAGCCCGTGGTGGTCAAGAAGGAGCCTGAACCGGAGCCCGAACCGGAGGTTGTCGCGGTCGCAGCGGCTGCCGTCGCCGAAGTTGAAGAAGTTATTCAGGTTGAAGAAACGCCCAAGCCTAAGAAGTCATCGTCGTCACGCAAGAAGAAGACTCCCACCAAGTCCTCCACTTAAACATTAGAGCCCTATGCTAACTAGTATGCATCCCCAAGCGGAGAAGTTTTTCAACAAGACTTATCCTGAACAACGTTCCGATGCGTGGTTCAAGATGAGGGGCACGATGCTCACGGCATCCGATGCCGGCACGGCGATAGGTGTGAATCCCTACGAAAAGCCAGAGAAGTTGATTCTGAAAAAGTGTGGTGTCAGTGAACCCTTCAATGATTGGGCGACCAAGCACGGACAGAAGTACGAAGATGAAGCTCGACAGATCTACGAGGAACGCCACAACCAAAAGGTCTTTGAGATCGGTTTGGAACCTCACCACACCCTCGACTGGATCGGTGGATCACCCGACGGCATCACTTATAGCGGACGACTTTTGGAGATCAAGTGTCCGAGGTCACGAGCCATTGGAGACGGAACGCCACCCGAGTACTACTATGCGCAGGTGCAGGTGCTCATGGAGTGCCTCGAATTGGAAGTCTGTGACTTTGTGCAATATCGACCCGCCGAAATCACCTACCCCAAGCCTGCCGAGTTTGTCTGTGTGGAGATTCCACGGAACCGCGAGTGGTGGGCGACCAACATGCCCATCATGAAGGCATTCTGGGAGAAGGTCCTGTGGCACCGCGAGCATGGTCACCAAGAACTGCTTCCGGCACCCAAGCCTACGATCGATGATCTGATCAAGGAAATTGAAGGTCTCGAGGGACAACTCACCAAGGTGAAGAAGATGGCTCTCGAGATCGCCAAGGAACATTCGACCCTGAAATCGGGTCGGTGGTCTAACGAGGATGAAGAGTGGCTCCTGAAGAACAAGGACAAGAAATTGGAAGAACTTGCCGAGCACCTGAAGCGAACGGTCAAGGCCACCAAGATGCGTCTGGACAAATTGATCAAGGAGCAACCCAAGCAGGAGTGGACGGTCAAGGTGGTCGAGGAGGACGACATCTAAAACCCAGCTTTACTTTGAACCCACGGAAGCGTCTGCCTCCCCGGAAGGTTGGGAGCGCGGCAGACAAATTTGATGATGAAGTGATTGACCTCGATGCCACCGGAAGGGTTGGGAATGAGAGCCCCATTCTGGTTATATAACTTCACGGTCAATCTGTCCAAATGTTCTATAGGATGAATAAATTGTGTAATTTGATCATAGTTGTCTCTGAATGTAATCAATACATCTGAAGCAGCCCCACTGTCGTTGGTGGTTATGATACTTCCAAAAGCACCACGGGCAATGGATTGAACCGGTGAAGTGGCCGGGGTTGTCGGTGGATCCTTGGTGAGTCGGTCGTTGAAGTTGGATTCCAGTTCGCGGACTCGCACATAGAGATGTTCCACAGATCCACGGGTGTGGACGTGGAGACCCAAAAGACGTGCTTGAACCACCTGTTTCAAAGGTGTATTGAAGTGTACAGTAAAGTTATTTGAACTCGTTTGATCCAGTGTATCGAACGAAATAGTGTGATATTCGTAGTTAAAGTCTGGCAAGCCAGTTGAAACATACGATGACCTAGCCATTATTACTTAGCCAAGAGAATAGCGAGCACCAAAAGAACGACGGCGATCGGAATCAGGATCTGAGCATATTTGGTAGGAACACCCATGAACTCTCTGCGGGGCAACAGGGCTCCGACGGGTTCCGTGGGCGCTTCTGGATTATTCTTATTTCGGGTAGCAGAACGATAGTAGTTAATCAACTTGCGCGCGAATGTATTCTCGGTCCCTGGTGTCACCGGCGGCGCGATGTTGGGTTCCAAGCGCTTATCATCTTCATCCTGCTGCTTGGTGGCGAATCGCTTATCCTTGGTGCCTTGGACGTTCAACTTGAGAACAAATTCTTCGGTGTCCGTTCCTGCATTGTCAAAGGGGTACAGAATGAATGAACTTGTGATCGTGTCATAATAGTAGATGGACACTTTGATGGCTTCCATGATCGGAACTGTTTTTTCAACACTTATGTGGTCGTTAAGTGAACTCATCACGTAATTATTGGATTGAGGATCGGTGACCTGTGGTACAATGAGTGTTCCGGTGTAGGCAAAATTAAAGCGATTGTCGACAGAATTTACAAAAGTAATCTGTCCCGAAACAGCGCCTGAATTTGCCACATTAAGAGTGATTGTCGTTCCGTCAATACTGGTGACCTTGGCGTCAGTACCTATTCCAGTACCTGTCACGTCCATCCCAAGTTCAATCCCATTGGACGAAGTTACCACTATAGTGAACTCTGCAATAGTTCCCGATGCGCCGACGGTCACGCTATCATTATAAGCATAAGGGTTATCCACGGTGTAAATCCTATCAGTCAAAATCCCATAGTTCGGAACTTCCAAGACAATGTAGTAAGCATGAACATTCGAATTCGTGCTGGCCGTGCTGATGTATGGCATTGACGCGCTCACAAAGTTCACAGATTGGATTCCGTAAAGGGGTGTGCTGAGATAGCTGGTGAAGTTGTTAACATCGGTTGTGGCTCTGTCTTTTCTGGTTGAACTGTCGATAACGATGTCGTAACTTGACATACTCTATTATTAGATTGCTTTTTTTCAATGAAGAAATCACGAAGATCCAAGTCATCCAACTCTTCGCTGAACACGTCATCCAGTTCGGAGTATTCAACCTGGGGCTTTATTATCTGAATACTCTCTTCATGTTCCAGTGGGACCAATGATTTTTCAGAATCTGATTCGGTCTCACTGGAAATTGTGGCATATTCGTCTGGGTCATACTCGTAACCTTCCATTGGTTTCTACCAGACACTAGCGTTTTTCAACAAGCACAAATGACGCAGTTTATCGTCTAGAATTTACGGCGCTCTTTATCATCATCTCAAGTTCGGTCTCGGGTTCCCAGTCAGCCCACTCGCGGACAGCCTGATTTACCTCCAGATAGCGTTCGTCATCTCCTTCGTACTCGCGGAACTCGTCGTCGAAGCCCATGTCGCACTCTTGCACTACCATATCATCGTCAGTCTCCCATCCGTCAGAATCTTCTTCGTCCGCGTCCGGAAGTATGGAACCGTAGACCCTTCCTGTCAACTTCATGGCACTCCACTTCATTCCATATTCCATGTCAAGGGCAGTGACGATGCTCCTGCCGGTGGCTTTACAATATTCAGCGGCCACCACAACGGCATTCTCCAGAACGGGCTGGATTGCGTTCGTGTAGGCGGCTATGATCTGTTCCTCGCGACTCATTATTATTTTTTAAAATGTCCCTTTTCTTTAAGAGAGGAACATGTTGAAGCCTCCAGTTGGATTCCGTGGCGACACAGGTATCGGCGCCCTAACAGCACTGAGTGGAGTGGGTCAGCAAGATCCGTTTTTGTATGAAAAAATTCCTCGCGAACCCAGGTATCCAGAGTATACACACGCTACACCCTACTACCGATTCTATAGACCCACTTCGACAAGATTTCTTGGAGAGGAAATACGCCACGTGTTCAGACCCCAAAATATGGGCGATCTTTTGACGAGTTTGATGATAAAGTGCAGGTTTCCACCGACATCCAGTTCCGCGACATGTCTAAGAAATTTGGGTCTCTCTATGATTCGAAGGGCAGATCTTTTGATCGATGGGCTGGTGGTTCAGACGTTCCAGGGTGAATGGATGTCCATATACGAATCTATGTATTCAAGCGAACAAGATAGAACAGACAATTTCAACACCATGTTCAATCTCGGTGGTCCGTATGATACTGGCGTGAGTTTGAAAACGAATGACGCGACTCAGACTCTATTCTTTCCGCTTCCGTTTTTCTTCAACAAGCACTACGTGGATTCCAAAGTGGACACAACATCATTCCGCGTCCCATTCCCATTGTGCTCAATTCACAATTCAGAAGTTACGATAGTCATCCAATTTTATTCCCTTGCCGAAATTGTCAGTAGCACGAGCGGATTTGCTACCGGCGCCGACCTTCTGGATTTTAAATTCGTTACCAGGGAGGTCACCCTAACTCCACAGGAAAGATTTATGCTCATGTCCAAACCTCAAGAGTACCCTATTGAAAAGATAAATACAGAAGAGATAGAAGTTCCTGCGACTGTGGGTGCAAAGTTTCGTTACTATTTCAACAGCGCTTATTCGTGTCGTTCAATCTTCTGGACATTCAAAAACAAATTGAGCGGTTACAATCCAGTCTTCTACACCCCCATCATCAATGCACAGGTCGTCACACTCAATAAGACGGACCGAGGCGAGATTCGCAAGCCTTTGTTCTTTCAGGAGTTTCAGGCGTACATTCACAACTTTCACAACAACAATACCTTCTACGCCTATTCATTTGCCGAGCAGCCCCTGCAGGTCGTGTTGGGCGACTATGAATTTCGCGCTCCTCGCCCGCAGAGCGCCTACATCGACATGTTCTTCACAACGGTCTCTGCTGGTTACGAGCTGTGGTCTAGTCAGTTTGCCGCGACGCAACAGAATTACACGGTCCAGGACACCAGAATCATCCTCGACACTTCGGTCGGTCTGGGTGGTGACAGCGTCCTCAAGTCTCTTCGCATGAACACCTATGGATACTTCCGAACCAATACGGCGAGAGTGGGTATTCCTGGGACTTCTTATTCTAGCACGTCGAACGATGGACCTCCGCCGACTCCTTACAAGATGCGTTTCGAACCTTGGGTTCAAGCTACACCCGAAGGCTATATAAAAATTACTTCCGACGCCAGAACAAATATCAATACATTTATTCCAGCCGTTGAAACATTCTTGGTCAATATTTATTACTTGTCCACTAGCAAATTTGTTGCAGTCGACGGAAGAGGGACTGTTGTCGACAAGGAAGGATCGGGTGGTGTCGTGGAGGGCAAATTCAATAGAATTGATACAGACGGGTCTGGGTTCATAGACGCTATTGAATTTGATGTTTCCACCTACGACAGGGACGGGGACGGTAAGGTGTCCTTTGCTGAATTCAAGGAAATCGAGGAAGGTTGACCTCAGACCCCGTGAATACCATTTTGGATATACCATTTTCGATGTATAACAAATTCACCGAAAGTGCGTACAATCTGAAGCGAATATTGCTTCCTCCGGAAATCTTTGCATCGATGTTGAAGATAGGATTTAGAACAGTGGAAAAGTTGATGCTGCCGTTGGGGAGCGCGCGGTTCATTGGATCATCACCAAGCGCAAGTGCGTAGATGAATCCACAGTAACGACTTGAACCGCTGGTAATGTTTTTACTGGATCCGGGGAAGTTGGCGTAGTACTGGTAACCCCTGTACATTTCAAAGGTCCCTACTTCCTTCGGCATGAGAACCTCGTTGTCAAGAATGATCTCCATGGAATTGAGGTAGTCATTCGCGTCAGTGGTCGTCGAACTGCCCCGTGAATAATCAAATGGGTTTGTGGCGTCGGTCGTGGTGTTCTTGAATAATCCAAATAGTCCCTTGACCGGATTGACGAAATCGGGCGTCAGCGTGAATACATTCGAAGTCGTGTAATTTTGCTCCACCACCTGAAACTGTTCCGTGGGAAACACAAGAGGTCGCTTCACCAACGCAGCAGTAACTTCCTTTGGCGCATAACCATATTGGACATTGAGCCTAACCCGCGAACCCAAAATGCCGCTGTCCACTCCACCCCACTTGGATGCGTTTCTGAGACCGACCTCGACCTCGACCTCCTGGTAACGCAAGGCGGCGAGTGGGATGGCCAGTTGAGGCGTTCCGTGAAAATAAAACTGAAGGGGGATCTGAAGTCGATAGGTTCGTGGATACTGTGCCGTGTCTGTGAAAGGGTTCTCGGGTCCTCCACCAAGCATCCGGTAGAGCTGAACCACCGAAAAGGACTCCTTTTCCGTTCCCTCGAGATTAAGTCTCATGTTGAGCGTTTCACCAGTCTCCTGCTGAACCGTGGTTCCGCCGATGATCAGTGACACGTAGTCCAACATCGCA